AGGCAAACCCAGTAAGGTCATCCATATCCAATTCGTCGAATACGTCTTCAACTTGATCGAAATCGCTTTCTAAATTATATAAATCACCCCAATTAACCTTTTTACTCCAGCCAACTAGACCATTCATTCCTTCTGCTAGGTTATCTCCGGCTTTAGCCAAATCTTTATCAGCTAATGATGCAAATCCGGTAATATCCTCAATATCTAGCTCATCAAAAACGTCTTCAATCCAATCGAACGACTCTTCTAAAGCCCATAGGTCGTACCAATGTACATCATCATTCCACCCAATTAACCCATTGATTCCAGCAGCTAATTTTTCGCCAGCTCCTGTTAAATCTTTATCGGCTATTTCTGAGAATTTCATTATTTGGTCAACATCTAACTCGTCAAAGACATCCTCAATCCAATCGAACATCACTTCTAATATTAGAAGATCTTTCCAATCAATTGTTTTTACTTCTTTTGCTAAATTAGATATTGATGCTAACTGACCTTCTGATGCTTTTCCAGTTCCGCCATCATTTGATTTGCCTAATTCTGTACCTGCAATAATCGAGTCACCTTCATTTAATTTATAAGTTCCTTTTTTACCTTGCACAACTAGACCTCCTTCAGGGTCAATCATAGCATCGTCTACAGGTTTAGCTGCTCCTTGTTCAGCTCCTTTTCTTTCTGTGGCAGCTGCTACCGCAGCAGTGGCGATACCAGCAGCAATCGCTACCCCACCGATACCTAATGTCAATGCTGACATTGTAGCAATTGCCGAAATAGCTAGCCCGGCCATTACAATTCCTACGGCTACTAAAATACCTTTCATTGCTGCTGAATTTGATAATATAGCTCCAATTCCGGACATTAAGCTACCTAATGGACCAGCTACAATTTCAGCAAACGTGGCTTTAATTCTATCCATTGTAGCCGCTAATTGTTCCTGAACTGATGCTTGCTGCTCTTGAATAGCTAATTCATTTGCCTTTTCTTCTGATATATCTCCAGATGCTACCAAACGCTGACGGTCTGCCTCTGTCAATTCCGACATATCTTTAATTTCTTTCCCGCCTAAAGCAATTGACATTTTTTGTAACTCCGCAGCTTTAGTTAATTCTTCAACAGTCATACCAGCCGCTTCGGCAATTGCTTTCTGTTGGATTGGCTTCATTTTCATTAACTCGTCATACGAACCTGCTTGCTTAACAGCTTCAGCGGCTGCGCCTGCAATGTCACCATCAATAGCTAATTGACGTGCTTTATTTAAGTTCATATGCTTACCAGTAAGTACATTAGCTTTCATTTCAGCTTCAATACTAGTTTCAATATCTAATAATTTATCTGAAACAGAAGCAGCTTGTTCTAATGACATTCCTATCTTCTTAGCCTGGATAGCTGCCATGGTTAATGCTTTAATATCTCCTTTATATGATGCTAACGTAGCTTTTGATATCTTAGCAATATCCTTTGTTATCGCTTTAAAGTTAATCGAATCACCGGTCATTTTATTATATGACTCAGTCATTTGCTGAATAGTGCCTAATTGCTGTTCTGTCGTTTTGCCTGACCCGGCGGCCATGGTTTGGAATCCTGCAGCTTCGTCTCCGGCCATACCATACTGCTTTGTTAAAAGAACTTGAGTCTCAAGCATCTTTTTATTATGCACTACGTTTTGTCCAGTTACGTTTGTTAAATCGGTATATGCTTGAACTAAAGCTTCTGTATTTGCGCCAACGACTTTTGTAGTAGCCGCAATACCATTTAGTTCATGATGTATTTCGTGAGCTTCATCTTTAGACACGCCTAAACCGCGAGCCATATCTGTTATCTCTTGGTCAACTTCAAGTGCGTATTTAAATAATTCAATTACCGCTGCAATTGCCATAGCTACGCCTAAGACTTTCATCATGCCTCCGCCTAATCCTTTAGTAGCTTTTGATGCTTTATCTACGCCCCCTGGCATTTCGCCTACGGCATCTGCAGTCTCTTCAGCTCCTTCAGCGGTTTCTGCCCAACCGTTTTCAAATTTTTCAACTAATTTTTCTTGTAGCCCATCAATACCCATTGCTTTCGAAAGGAAGTCTCCGACAACTGGAATCTTTTTAATTTGGCTGTCAATATCACCAATAAAACCTAAACTCTCGCTAAAGGTGTCGGCATATTTTTCTCCTAATTCTTGACGCTTTTTAAGAAGTTGGTTATGTGCTGCCTGATCTTTAAGCAGTTGTTTTGAAGTCTTAAGTTCGGCCTGCCTAGTTTTTAGCATTTTTGCCTCAAGATTATATTCTTTTCGCATCAAAAGCAACGACTTTTCATCGTCCTTATTTCCTTTCTTTCTAGCTTCAGCTAGCATTTTAGATAAGTCACGCCTATCTTTATTAAGCTGGGCATTCTTTTCTGCTATTGCTAACTCTTCAGCTGCAGCTTTTGCTAATGCTTGTGATAAATTTAATTGTGTAGCTTTGTCAGATTCAGCTTGATCCTGTTTGCTCTTAAGCTGCGCTTTAAGCGAAGCTATTTCTTTTGATTGATCAGCAATTAATTTATCAGCATCTTTCTTACCAGCCATAATCTAGTATTATCTTTTACTTAAATATTTTTTACGCATTTTATTTATTTCTGCAGTGTGATCTGGGAATGCGCTGATAATATCGTCATATGTCATACTATCTTTAACTTTAATTCCCATAGCAGCAGCGTCTTTAATTAAAGCATCACGCTGCGCTGCGTGTCGCTCTAATTTAGCAGCTAAAGTATCTAAATTTTTCTTTGATATTGTAATTTGCCGCTCCAATTCTTTATACTCAGGAGTATTTTTATATTTTCGCAGATCACGTCTTACTTTAGATGATAATAATAAAGCTAGGAAATCCTGCATTATAGCCTCATTAATAATATCAAGTTTATATTGATATACTTGCTCTATAATAAGATTTTTTACTTCGGTAAGCTTCATGGTTGTATATGTTTATCTTTATTTTATATAAATATCAACTTTTAAAACAATTAGGTATAATCATGAAAATAGGGCCTATCTTCTAGGCCCTACTTTTGGTTTAGCAATTTTTGGTTGAGCTGGTTTTTTTATTTTATCATGAGCTTTCTTTTGTTCAGATAATGCCTCTTCTATTTTTTTATAATAAAACTTTCGAAGCCATACTGGCATATTATATAATTCTGTCCAAGTAAACCCATGCCCATGATATACCATATCAAATAGCTGAGTATGTATTAATGGTTTATGTTTAGGACTTAGGCCAAAAAAAGTTAGTATCAATTGTGAATCCCAACGCCTCCTGGTCGTGGTCGCATTCACTGCATATAAATGGAACTTCAAATTTTGTGTCAGGAGTGATGTCACGCAAATATGAACGTAAACTTCTAGAATCCATTGCAAATAACTCGTTATCAACAAAATTAGATACATATCGTTTATCTGCATTACCATCAATTGATACAATGATATTTTTTAATCGAGTTGTTAATTCTCTATCAACTCCGCCGCTATTTCGGTTTGCTTTGCGTTGAGCTTCTAATTCTTTTGCAATACGCTTATCATCTCCTGAATTTAATAGTCGAAAATGTACTGTACGGTTTGATTGAGGAAGAATATATTCAAATATTCCAGGACTAACCATAACAACATCTTCAGAAAGGTTATGTTCTGGAAGTGTAGTTAAATCAATATCTAACTTATTTTTTGTGTTGCAGCTAGGACAAGTAACTTCTACTGAATAGTCTTTACCATACCCTAAAATACGAGCGGCTAACATAATTGCATTTTTATCTCCTACAACTAAATCGTCAAATTTAATTGGAGACACAATCATTGATTGCATTAGTCGATCTAATACAATTCCTTGTTTAATTAAGTTCTGAGAAGTAAGGATGTCTTCTTCACGAGCCGTCATATACTTCATTTCAACTTCACCGGAATGTAGTGGATTGCTCTCAGGATATACTAATCCTTTAGACGGCAATTTAATAATTTCGGTAGGAAATCCGGAAGACTTAACTTCCTCACGTTGCATGTTTTGAATGGCGAGCTGTTTTAATTCAGCATCACTCATTTGAGTGTTATCCTTTTTAGGATAATTGTCATTAACTGTTGGCATAACTATTCTTTGTTAAATAAAATTGTTTTGGGTTATAGTATTAAGGAGTCTCGTCAGGTTTTTGTTTTGCTGTCTCCGCAGCTTTCTTCTTCAAAATTCCTAATTTCTTTTGTAAAGCTTTAATTTGTGCATCTGTATTAGCGACGCGAGCATCCATTTCCTCTTTTTCAGCTGCGATTTCTTCAGCGTCTTTTTCAGTAATAAGTGCATTTTCGCGAAGGTAACTAGTTACCTCATCACGTATTAAGTTTCTGAATTCAGATAATTTCATTTTAAAATCCTTTTATATAAATATGTAATTCTTTTGTTTTATGCGCCCATTGTAACGGTTCGCTTTTTATATTTGTCAGACAAATAATCTTGAAGCTTTACATTCATATTAAAATCAGCTTCTAATTCTTTTGTATCAGACTCTTTTTCAATTGATGCTACTAAACTTTCTATAAATCCTTGCTCCACTGTGTCGTCGACAATAGCAGATACTTCATCATCAATATCTAAATTATCTAACCAAGTGTCAGTCTTTTTAGTATCTGGTTTTTGAGTAGCAGCCCTGAAAAAATCAAATGCTGTCTTTGCTGCATTAGCTCCAGGAATAAATCCTAATAAAGTATCTAATGCAACCTCTTTGCCTTTAGAAAAAATAGCGGCTCCTTTTTGTTTAGTTTTAATTGCTTTAAGTATCCCCTTTAAATCTCCATATGTTTTTAACTCGGATTCGAGTATAATTTCTTGCACTATGGGTTTAAGTTTGATCACGCTCCTGTTGCTGGTTTAGGTAATACTGCTTTAATTTTAGATACAATTTGACTAAAATCTTTTTCGGAAATACCAAATGCTATTGCCATGGCCCCTAATAAAGCTGCTTTTTGTGACGCTGATTTTAATTCCTTTGCCGCGGCAGGATCTTCGATCATCTGAATTAATTTCGGACGCAATGAAGGGCTTACGGCTTTAAGTGCCATATTTAAATTTTTGATAACCTGCGGGTCTTCAATTTTTTGGCCGTCTGGTCCTGTAGGTATTACATCAGACTCATGAAGTTGATTTTCCGGCGCCCACTCTTTAAGTAGTTGTTTAAATTTTTCCGGTCCCATTATTTAGGAAGTTTTAATTTATCTAATGATTTTAGTATAGCAGCATTTTGCTTTTCAAACCTATCTAAAGACGTTTTATAAGCTGAAATTGCTTTTTGCACTGCGGGATCTAGTTGATCTAATGTGTCATCTGGAAATAATGCTTCTAAATCTCGTTTGATAGTCGGTACCGACTGCATTCTTGATTTTAGCATTGTAATAGCTTTTACTAAATCAGTATCAACTGTTGCGTTTGGCTTCCCCTTTAATAATGAGTTGAGGTTTTTTAGCATCTGTCCACCCGAGGCGGCCTTTCCAGACATTTTTGCTTTAAATGTATCCCAGAAGCCCTCCTCGATAGCATTATTAATTTCTTCCCGAATTATTTGTTGCAACTCAGATTTTTTCATTATATCTTATTTTTATATAAATATCAGAACATGAAAAAAGGCTATACGAATATAGCCTTTTCCATTATTAACTTTAAATCCTAATTAGAATTGAAGGATTGCGTAGTCGTATTTCAAAGTAAGTGTGATATTAATTGCATCCTCTGTTGACCAGTCAAAGTCACCAAATGCGGCATCACCAATATAAGCTCCTTTAAGAGTCCATTCTTCTACCTTATCACCTACAGGTCCTAAAGCATTGAAAGTGATATCTTTCTTATAGAAGTCAGAGTATCCATCGCGACCAGTTACTGATTCGTGAGATAAACGAACCCATTCCATTACTGCTTGAGCAGCTGAAGGAACTACGGGGTCATAAAGGGTTACAGATACGTCATTCCAACGTCCTTTTCCTTTAAGCTTACGCTCGATGTTAATATGATCTAATACTACATCACCGAAAGTGATACCTGGACGGCCTGCCGCTTTAATTAAATAGGCAGGAATACCTTCGATGTACATAATAAAGCGGTTAGCCACTTTCGGTTCGAAAGCGGTAAACATTATTTCGGTTGGGTCTAATAATTCAGCCATTGTGTGTATTGGTTTAAAATAATTTCTTTAATATAAATATCGTCTTTTGTAAAAAACATTATATACTATCAAATACTAATGTTAATAAATAATGTTATTTTTTCAATTGTTTTGCCTTTCTTACGCCTTCGTAAATCGTCGTTCGTAAGTTGCTTAAACTCTTTGTACTACCCGATTCTTTTACGGTTTTGTCTTCTCTGTCAGATAGATGAGAATTCATTGCCATTTTAATATCATTTAAATCGGTTTTTAAATTACCTGTGCCATAAGCATTTGTTGATATAAGTCTAAATATCTTTATGAAAGCTTCTTTATTTTGATTATATGATTGCTCATATTTTTTCATCCAACTCTGTGATTCTAGCTTATCTAAAAACATTTTTTCTAAAGCTTCATATGTCGTGCCTTTTAACTTATCAACTAAATCGCCAGGAGTTTCTTCTGCAGGAGATGTAAAAAATGATTCTAGCGAACCTTTTAAATCTCTATCGTTTGAACTTAAATTAAGGCCGGCTTTTCCAGCAGCGGCATATAATAGCATTCTAGCTCCTACAATTCCAGTAATTTGATCAAAATTATATGAAGTTCGCTTTGGCGTAAATCCAAAATAACCAACTGGATTACCTACCATAACTTCAGCCTCACTCCACGCTTCCCAATGATCCATTGGTTTTGCATTTTCCCAAGCTCCGTCTGATATCTGGCCTGATAGTTCTGCATACCAAAGATTAGATTGAGATAGATTTTTAACGTGCATGGTTGGCTGCACTGTTTCTAAAATAATTTTAGATACAGTCTCTCGTATTAATTTTCTCAATAAATCGGTATTATTCATATACTCGGTTTCTTTTATATTAATAAATATCCAGTTTCATAAAAACAAAAGAAAAGGGACTATTTCTAGCCCCTTTCCATTTATTTGAGTTTTTATTATGCTCCAGGGAATGCAGCTCCTGTTGGTAAGATGTTGAAATCAATAATAATGAATTCAGCGGTCTTAGCAGGTTGCAAGAAAATCTGACCATACATAATGTTACGATCGATAATGTCTGGAGTGTTATTTGTTTCATCCATTACCACTTTGAATGCATACAAACCTTGACGTTGCTGAACTGATTCTAAATATGGATTAACGATATTTAAGAAACGGTTACGAGTCGCAGCTGTATTATTTTCAAATACAAGGTATTTAGTTGCAGAAGCGATATACTTCTTAACAGCGATTAACAAACGACGAACATTGATTCTATCCAATGCCGAAGGTTTAGCTTGAAGTGTCTTTTGACCCCATACACATACTCCTTGAGCGGGGAACGTTGCAATCGGGTTAATACGACCTTCATACAATGTATCTCTTTCAGCGTG